GCAAGTGTAAACTTTGGTGATAAGTTTGAACTGTATGAGGAGACTCCTCTTCCAGTAGAGGATACTGAAATTCCTGATCAACAGGAGCTTGATTTTGAGGTGGTTGATGCTCCAAAGGCAAAACTTCCTAAGAATTTAGATGCTACTTTCTTTATGGATAGGTACTTTGACAAATCTTCTAGTGTGAGAATGACACTACCAGATAGCACAATGATCCAGTTCAATAAGTGACACACACCCCCTTCACAGGGGGTTTTTTCTTGCTATCATAAGTACATAACAAACAAAAAGCAAAATGCCAGCACCAAATCCTCTTACAACTACACAGTTAGTTGGTTACTTATCAGAAAAATATGGTTCACAGATCAATGCAGATCATGTACGTGAAGCAGCATCACATTTTGGGATTGGGTATGCTACAACCACAAAACGTTTACGTCAGTTCTATGTACAACGTGGTACATGGAATATTGAGAAGGTTAAGAAGCAACTTGAAAGACAAATCACTTCTCCTTCTGTAATACCAGAAATTCAGCAGAACCTAAAACCAGTTAAGGATCCAAACTTTGTTCCTTTTGGAAACTTCTCAGATGTGAAGAAAATTATAGCATCTAAACTATTCTATCCTACCTTCATCACTGGACTCTCAGGAAATGGTAAGACACTTAGTGTAGAGCAAGCATGTGCTCAACTAAATAGGGAACTCATTCGTGTAAACATCACTATTGAAACAGACGAAGATGATCTCATCGGTGGATTCAGACTTGTTAATGGTGAGACTGCATGGCACAATGGTCCTGTGGTAGAAGCACTAGAGAGAGGTGCAGTTCTTCTTCTTGATGAAGTTGACCTCGCATCAAATAAGATTTTATGCTTACAATCTATCCTAGAAGGTAAGGGTGTATTCCTTAAAAAGATTGGTAAGTATGTTGAAAGGAAACCAGGCTTTAATGTTATTGCAACAGCAAACACAAAGGGTAAGGGATCTGAAGATGGTAGATTCATCGGTACTAATGTATTGAACGAAGCATTCCTTGAGAGATTTGCTTTGACATTCGAGCAAGAGTATCCTTCAGTTAAAACTGAGCAGAAGATCCTTGAGAAAGTATCTGGTAACTTAGGTGTACTTGATGAAGAGTTCTGTGAGAACCTTGCTAACTGGTCTGACATCATTCGTAGAACATTCAAGGATGGTGGTATCGATGAAGTTATCTCAACTCGTAGACTCGTACACATCATTCGTGCCTTTGCTATCTGGCAAGATCGTTTGAAAGCAATCAAGTTATGTGTAAACAGATTTGATGATGAGACTAAGCAGTCATTCTTAGATTTGTATGACAAGATTGACGTTAACGTAGGAGAAGAATCCGATGATTAAATCAGGCGATTGCAAATTCGTAGGCAGTGTCATCTCCCTCAAGGGAGGTGCTTCTGCTAGGGTGCTCAGTGTACGTGAAGATAAAATTTCAATATTAAATCTTGACGGTTCGCACAAAGAGTGCTATTATGAAGAGATCAAATATGTATGGACACCTTGAAGTATAACGAAGACCAACTCATCAAAGAGATTCATGACTACATTAGTCAAACCTACAGAGGACACTACTCTGCTGGCAATGTACAAACACTTGACCTCATTGATTCTGTAGGAGATGCAGAGGCATTCTGTAGAAGCAATGTTCTGAAGTATGCTTCACGTTATGACCGTAAAGGATCAGCACGTAAAGATATTATTAAAATTATTCACTATGGAATTCTCCTTCTACACTTCAATGACAAACGAGCAGCAGCAGACGCTGCCACCACTGGTTCCACCTCCTTCACCGTTGACTATGACAAATAAAGTAAACCTAACTGGTGACACAGTAAACATTCTAAGGAATTACTGTCACATTAATTCATCTATCGTTTTTAGAAAAGGAAATGTTATCAGAACAATCAGTAACGCAGAGAACATCCTCGCTAAGTACACCAGCGATGAAAGCTTTCCGACTGACTTCGCTATATATGATCTTCCACAGTTTCTTTCTGGTCTCGCTCTGTTTGATAATCCTGAACTGGACTTCTCCTCTGAGAATTATGTTCGGATTAATAGCGGTCGTCAGTCTGTTAAGTACTATTATAGTGACCCTGAGATTACGCTCAAGTCTGCACCAGAGAAGAATGTAAAGTTTCCTGGTGGTGATATTACATTCGAATTGAATGCTGAGGATCTCAAAAAATTGTATAAAGCAGCAGCAGTATATCACTTGCCCGATCTAAACATCACCACAACTGGTGGGAAGATTGAACTTGTTCTTCATGACAATGATAATGATACCAGCAACACATTTAAAATTGGTGTGGAAGGTACTTATACAAATAAAGATCTTGATCTTGATATTAAGATGGAGAATCTTAGGGTGATGGAGAGAGATTATAACGTTAAGGTATCATCTCAGTTGATTTCTGAATGGATTTCTACTGATGACAAATTAACTTATTACATTGCGTTGGAGCCCAAGTAGTGTCGAATGATTTTTTATGGGTCGAGAAATATCGACCAAAGGTGATTGATGATTGTATACTCCCAGAGACTATCAAGAATGTATTCAAGGGATTCGTCTCTCAAGGCGAATTACCTAATCTACTACTTACTGGATCTGCTGGTGTTGGTAAGACTACAATCGCCAAAGCATTATGTGATGAGATAGGTGCATCCTACATCATGATCAATGGATCTGATGAGGGTAGATTTCTTGATACTGTTAGGACTAGAATCAGAACGTTCGCATCTACTGTGTCTCTGACCTCTGGAGCGTCCCATAAGGTCGTTATTATAGATGAAGCAGACAACACAACCAACGATGTTCAACTGTCTCTCAGAGCTGCTGTGGAGGAGTTCCACAATAACTGTAGGTTTATATTTACTTGTAATTTTATTAACAAGATCATTGAACCTTTACACTCACGGTGTACAGTGGTTGATTTTCGTGTAAAGAATGGACAGTCTGTAGCATTACAGGGTCAGTTCTTTGAACGTCTTAGAGTTATACTGAAAAAAGAGAATGCTAAATTTGAAGATAAAGTTCTGGCTAAACTTATTAAGCGGTATTATCCTGATTGGCGTAGGCTTATCAATGAGTGTCAACGCTATTCTGCTAATGGATCCATTGATGCAGCTATTCTCGTGGATGTTGCTGACGTTAATCTTGATAGTCTTCTTTCGGCGTTGAAGCAGAAAGATTTCAAGACTGTTAAGAATTGGGTCGTTCAACATATGGATAATGATCCTAGCATGGTAATGCGTAAGATTTATGACAATCTTTATGGCGTACTAAAACCCAATTCAATACCAGAAGCTGTACTAGTTATCGCAAAGTACATGAGAGATATCTCAAATGTACCAGACCAAGAGATCAATATGTTAGCATGTCTGACTGAAATAATGATGACTTGCGAATTCAAATAAAGTGTGCTAAATTACTTTAGCAAGTGGAGTTTCCCAATGACTGAACTAAAGAGACCAAATCCTTACAATGCCCAGAACACTAAAATCACTGAAGACACCACTGCGTTATCCAGGAGGGAAGAGCAGAGCGATAGTAAAGTTGCTGCACTACCTCCAAGACCTTTCCCAGGTAAAAGACTGTCGTGAACCATTATAAGGTGGTGGGTCTGTAGCATTAGAAATTACAAAGAGGTATCCTCACATTGAGATATGGGTCAATGATCTATATGAACCTCTAGCAAATTTCTGGCAAATATTACAACATGATGGTGAAAAATTACAAGATGATCTCAAAAAAATTAAAGAAAAATATAATACTCCCGATCTGGCAAGGGACATCTTTACCAGATCTAAGGAGTATCTGTCCACAAAAGAGACTGAAGACTTCCGTCGTGCTGTCAGTTTTTATATTGTCAATAAGTGCAGTTTTAGTGGTCTCACTGAGTCCTCGTCGTTCTCAAAACAAGCAAGCGAGTCCAACTTCTCCATCAATGGAATTGAAAGACTCATGGAATACTCCGAGCTTATTGAAGGATGGAAAATTACCAACGATACCTACGAATCCCTTCTAACAGACCAGAAGAATGTATTCGTTTATCTTGATCCACCCTATGATATTAAGATTCCTATCTATGGGAAGAGGGGTGCTATGCACAAGTACTTTGATCATGATAAGTTTGCTTACGATTGTGACAATCATACTGCTCCTATGTTAATATCATATAACAGTAGTCAGGTAGTAAGAGACAGATTTAAAGATTGGAATGCTGCTGAGTTCGATCACACTTACAGTATGCGTACTGTTGGTGACTATATGAGAGAGCAGCAAGACCGTAAGGAACTGGTTCTTTTAAACTACTGAACCAGTTGAAGAACTGGCACATTTCACTGTCACAGTAAGGTTGTTCTGCTATAATACATATAGATAACAAAGGTACTAACTATGAGATGCGAAGTGAAACTATACGTTGCTGGCAGAATCTATAGTGAGTTTGTTGAAGCACGTAATTATCAAGAGGCACGTGAGGTTGCAACAGTACGTAACCCACACGCTAAAGTAATGTCTGTGAATGCTGTATTCAAATGAGCAAAACAAATATACAAGAGAAAATCGATGTAGCATTGAAGCGAATCGATGAATTGCTTTTGTTAATCGAACACTGGAAACAACAAGATAAAGATAAATGATTTTTATAGCAAAACCATCAGTGTATACTTTACCTGGTACATGGGAGAAACAACCTGATGTTCTCATCCCACATTTTAATCTAACACCTGATCAAGGATTCATTTTGTTCTTTGGTTTACTTGTGTTATCATTAGTAGGGTATGGACTCTACCTTACGGTAGGACCAGGTAAGAAGAATCTGAGAGATCAGATTGACGAACATGCTAAAATGCATGAACTAGGTATTGCACACGGACACAGTGGAAACAAAGATGCCTATGAACTGTCTGGTAAACTAGAACACAAACACGACTAACATGTATCAACTTAAAGATTATCTATACTCCATCAATCAATCCAAAAAGAATCTGATGGTGGATGATGTTGATGCAGAAAAGAAGTATACCCCCTACGTCGTGAACAGATGTCTTTCATCGTTCACTGATGCTATTCTTTATTCCAATGAGATGAATAAGTCTTCACATCTTCCAAAGAAGATGCAGTATGACTTTTACATAAATAGTTTGAAGCCTAGAAAGCGTTTTTCGCCATGGGCACGTAAAGATTCTATTGATTATATTGATGTAGTTAAAGAGTATTATGGTTATAATGATGATAAAGCTCTACAAGCACTCAGAATTCTCACAAAGGATCAACTTGAACATATCAAATATTCATTGAGAAAGGGTGGCAAAAATGAGCGTCGAAACTGAGATCCAGTGGAAACAATCAGACATGATTGAAGTATTACTGAGTGAACCTGATGACTTTCTAAAGGTAAGAGAGACTCTAACTAGGATTGGTGTAGCATCTCGTAAAGAAAAAAAGATTTATCAGTCCTGTCATATTCTACATAAGCAGGGCAAGTATTTTATAGTTCATTTCAAAGAACTATTTGCTTTAGATGGTAAGAAAACAAATTTAAGTATTAACGATGTTCAACGTCGCAACAGAATTATTCAGTTGTTATCAGACTGGGGTTTAATTAAGATTTCTGATGCTGATAAGGTAACTGAACTAGCACCACTAAATCAAATTAAGGTTCTGGCATTCAAAGAAAAGGATGACTGGACATTAGAAAGCAAGTATAATATTGGAAGGAAGAAGACAGAACCTTCATAATGCAAATCATTGATAATGATCTCAATCATCTTGTAATTAAATCAAGACTTGATAAGATACACCGTTGGAAAACTTGGGAACCTAAGTCACCGTTTGCACCTACTGTAGATGCACACGTTTTTTGTGATGAGTATGATTCTTTACTCGCAAAAGAAATAAGAGTCATAGCAAACCAGTCTTACTTGGGTCAGATAGAGGAGACAAAGTTTCTATCTGCTGCCAATTGGAAATCTTTATGGACTAAGTACAATCTTTTTACTTGGTCTCAATCAGTCTTTAAAATATTAAGAGATCATATCTACGATAGTTACGTTGAGTATTGTGAAAGTATTGAGGTTGAGCATTTAGATAGAAAAGATATATGGATCAGAGGATGGTTTGCTAGATTAGAACCAGGACAAAATATTGGAATGCATTCCCATGCCTTACATGAGAATGCTTTTGTTAGTGGAAACATGGCATTACATGACCTTAATCCATATACTACTACAGACTATTGGATACCATTGTTCAGTTTATATCATGGGTATTTTCAAGTTAAGAATGAACCAGGTGTTGTCACTTTGTTTCCTTCATGGTTACAGCATAGAGTTGATACTAATCAAAGTTCGAAGGTTCGGTATACCCTAGCGTTTGATCTTTTTAATGAATACAACTTTAAATATATCAGGAAAACCGAAACAACAGATACGGATCTTGCGAAAATAATCCTGTTGTCAACTAAGTTATAGTGAGATTAAATAGTAGTGTCGCCGTAAGGGACACAATCACACTCGCTTAATAAGGAGAACTATCATGAGCAACCTACAAAGGTATCACGCTGCTGATTTACCACAGCTACTAGAAAGAATAAACAAGAACTCTATCGGAATGGATGATTTTTTCGAGGGGTTTTTTAATGAAGCAAGAACAGACAACTATCCACCATACAATCTAGTACAACTAAACAATGTTGAATCTAGATTAGAGATCGCTCTTGCTGGTTTCAAGAAAGAAGAGGTTGCAGTTTACACAGAATATGGTAAACTGTTTGTAGAAGGCAAGAAAGAACCCAAAGACACTAAGGAAGAATACTATCATAAAGGATTAGCACAGAGATCTTTTAAAAGGTCTTGGACTATTTCTGAAGATGTTGAAATCACAACTGTTGTCTTTGAAGATGGTCTTCTTTCTGTTACACTAGGCAAAGTCATTCCAGAGCATCATGCTAGAAAGGATTGGCTTTGACTTGACAATTAATTAAATATGATGTATACTATAAAAACCGTAGAAAATAAATTATGACGGATTCAGCTGCTGGTGCTCAGTCTGCACCAATTCAACACAACATTCGTATCGTGACTTTAGCGTCAGGTGAGAATGTTATTTGCAACTTCTCTCAGGTTCGTGAGGATGATAAGTTTGTAGCATATCAAATGCTATATCCTTTGATCACAGAGCTTGAAGTAGAAGGTGAACCAAATTCACCCGAAGCTACTTATCGTGTGAACTATCGCCGTTGGAATGTCTTCACACCCTATGAAGATTTCCGACTAAATCCACAACATGTGGTAACTGCCATGCCTCCAAACCAAGAGATCATGACAAACTATGTACAGAAATTGAAGGAAGCTGGAGTTGATCTAAGTTTCCTACCTAATAATGGAGAGGACATTTTAAATGGCGGAGGAACAACAGGAGAATCGAGTGCAGCTGCTGCTACTGCGGGACCAGTGGGTAGTAGCACGAGTTGAGGAATTGGGTGGGGTAGAGTTGGGTGATCCTGACTGTGTACTATCCCACGCTAAACAAGTAAAAGATGACGGTGAATTGATATCATGGCCTCCTCATTCTGATGAGTCTGACGTTGTTATACGATCATCTGATATACTAGTCTTGGTTAATCCAAGTAAAAAAGTTCTCGCTCGTTACATTGAATCTGAATGAAGTTCTACACTAACGTTGAACAAGCTGGCAATCGCTTGCTAGTGCGTGGTTATGATGCAGGTAGCGCATTTTCATATAGGGTGGGTTTCAATCCCACCCTGTATGTTCCTACAAAAAATTATACTGAGTGGCGTACACTCGAAGGGGGATGTGTAGAACCTATGAAGATGGGGTCTATCAATTCTGCTAAAGAATTCATTAAAGAATATAAAGAAGTTCCTGACTTTGATATTCATGGGAACACTCGTTACTTATATCAATACATCACTCAGGAACATCCAGAGGATGAGATCAAGTATGATACTTCAAAGATACGTGTATTCAACATAGATATTGAAACTGCTGCTGAGAATGGGTTCCCCGACATCGAATCAGCAGACCAAGAAATATTAGCGATCAGTATTAAGGACTCTTATTCTGGTCGCATTGTTGTCTTTGGTGCGAGACCGTTTGATAACAAGCATGATGATGTAGATTACATGCACTTCAGAACAGAAGAGTCCATGTTAACAGCATTTTTGCAGTACTGGAATGAAAATTGTCCTGATGTTATTACGGGTTGGAACGTACAGTTGTTTGATATTCCCTATATCGCTAGGCGTATTGATAGGTTACTCGGTGAAAAGGCTACTAAGTCTCTTAGTCCTTGGAAGCTTATATCTTCGAGGGAAATCTACATCAAAGGACGTAGACAAATCGCTTACGATCTTCCAGGAATTTCAACTCTGGATTACCTCGAACTATACAGGAAATTCACTTATACAAACCAAGCAAGCTATAGGTTGGATCACATCTGTATGGTTGAACTTGGAGCGAGAAAGTTAGATCACAGTGAGTTTGATACATTCAAAGAGTTCTACGAGAATGATTGGCAGAAGTTTATTGATTACAACATCCATGATGTTAGGTTGGTAGATCAACTTGATGACAAGATGAAACTTCTTGATCTTGCATTCACTATGGCATATGATGCTAAGGTAAACTACGAGGATGTATTCTCTCAGGTAAGAATGTGGGACAACTACATCTATTGTGAGTTAAACAAACGTAAGATTGCTATTCCCCCTAAGAAAGAGAGTGCAACCAAAACTGAGAAGTACGCAGGAGCATATGTCAAGGAACCAAAAACAGGACGCTATGATTGGGTGGTTAATTTTGACCTTAATAGTCTCTACCCTCACCTTATTATGCAATACAATATCTCACCAGAGACCCTCACGGATGACAGACACCCAACAGTTACAGTTGATCGAATACTTCAAAAAGAGGTAGAGATTGATGGTGAGTTTGCTGTGTGTGCCAATGGAGCACAGTACAGGAAGGATGAGTATGGTTTCTTGCCGTTGATGATGCAGAAGATGTATGACTCTAGGGTCATCTTTAAGAAGAAGATGATTGAGGCAAAGAAACAGTACGAGAAAACTCCTACTGTTGAACTTTCTAAGGAGATTGCTCGTTGTAACAATATTCAGATGGCAAAGAAGATTTCTTTGAACTCTGCTTATGGTGCTATCGGCAACGAACACTTTAGATACTATCGTCTTGCTAATGCTGAGGCTATCACTCTATCTGGTCAGGTCTCTATCAGGTGGATTGAGAACAAGATGAATGATTATCTAAATAAACTACTCTCTACAGAGAAAGTAGATTATGTCATTGCATCTGACACCGACTCAATATATCTTAATCTCGGACCTGTTGTTGATAAATTTTTTGGTAATAAGTCTGACGATAAGGTTCGGATCGTGGAGCTTCTTGATAAGGTCTGCAAGGATAAGTTGGAACCGTTCATTGATGCCTCATATGAGGAACTTGCAACGTATGTTTCGGCGTATGACCAAAAGATGATCATGAAGCGAGAGAACATCGCTGACAGGGGTATATGGACTGCTAAAAAGCGATACATATTAAACGTATGGGACTCGGAAGGAGTCAGGTACAAAGAACCAAAGATGAAAATCATGGGACTTGAGACCGCTAGGTCATCTACACCACAATATTTCAGGGACAAGTTGTATGCAGCTTTTAAGATCATTATCGGCAAAACAAATGATGAACTTATCTCATTTGTCAATGACGTGCGAACAGAAACAAGCAATAGACCCTATGAAGAAGTCGCATTCCCAAGAGGCGTTAACAACCTTGAAAAGTATAAGCACAGAACTGACATCTATAGTAAAGGCACACCGATCCACGTTCGGGGAGCACTCCTCTACAACTATTACTTGAAAAAGTATGGTATCGAAAACAAGCATCAAAGGATACAGGAAGGTGAGAAGATCAAGTTTATGTACTTGAAGACACCAAATCCTATCCATGAGAACTGTATCAGTTTCTTTGCTGAAATTCCAGAAGAGTTTGGTATCCAAAAGTATGTGGACTACCAAACACAATACGAGAAATCCTTCCTCGACCCATTGAAAAATGTGTTAGAGTGTGTAGGATGGACACATGAGCATAAAATTACACTAGGGAGATTTTTTGAATGAGTAAAACAGTGTGGACAGTCACATATCAGGATGCACAAGTGGAAGCACTTGAAGCAAAACAAATAAAAGTCTTTGAGGATAGGGCAACAGCAATGTCTGCTGCTAGGCTCTTGTCACAAGACTATGATTATGTTAATATGTACCAAAGTGAGGTAACCGATGGGATTCCTAGATAATGTTATAAAGGATAGTGGTAATGAATTTGCAAGTAAGGTCTCTGACGGAGTGGCTGCTGGAGATACATCCAGCTTTGTTGATACTGGCAGTTATATTTTCAACGCTGTCGTTAGTGGTTCTCTATTTGGAGGTATCCCCTCTAATAAAGTCACAGCACTTGCTGGAGAGTCATCAACAGGGAAAACTTTCTTTGCCCTTAGCGTTGTACGTAACTTTCTTGATAACAATAGCGACGGTGGGGTTATTTATTTTGAGTCTGAGTCTGCTCTCAGCAAGGATATCATTGAGACCAGAGGAATTGATTCAAAGCGTATGGTGATCTTCCCTGTTGCTACTATCGAAGAGTTTAGAACTCAAGCAACTAGGATCGTTGACAAGTATATGAAAGAACCAAAAGAGGAGCGTCAACCATTGATGTTTGTTCTTGACAGTCTTGGTATGCTGAGTACATCAAAGGAGATGGAAGACATCTCTAATGATAAACAGGTCAGGGACATGACCAAATCACAGTTGATTAAGGGTGCATTCAGAGTATTGACATTGAAACTAGGACAAGCAGGTATTCCTATGATTGTTACCAATCACACATATGATGTGAT